TGGCATTGCGGATCATTCGATTATTGTCAGTATTAAGGCGTAATTTCTGTTTAGCGAGCATTCTGTCACGATTTGCCACATAATACTCCCTATGACGCAGACTCACTATATCTCTATTCTTTTGATAGTATTCCCTCTGATAGGAGAGTATTCTACCGCGATTTTTAATCCGATAAGCCAGTGGATCGAACGGAACTCTTTTCTCTTTTGGAGGTCTATGCGCCCTGCGGATGGCGTAACAGCGTCTGGCATTAGCATTTATTGCTTCTCTGTTTAACTCCCGCTGTGCCCTCAGGAGTTCACGGTTATTGCTTCGCCATTTAGCCGCGGCGACGCAGGCGCGCCGGCGCCGCTCCTCGAGAGTATATGCATGTTTCTTAGCGAGTAACTGCGCGCGCTTCACCTCTCCAACTCCGCTAATAGCATGCGCAACTGAGTCGCCTTCAACGTTACCTTTTGGGTGAAGGTGACCTGTGATTTCTTTTTATCAATCTCGATATGGAGTTTCTGTAAGACCTTGCGGATATTCTCATCCGCGCCATCGGCCCGTTGAATGCGATTCCGCATGTCATCCTGTGATGCGATGGATGCCCGTTGTGTTTTGATGTCGGCTATAGTCCCATTTACCAGCACACGGACGGCAGTGGCCTGATCCATCTCCTCAAGCCGCAAGATCTCCACCTTCTCTCCGCGCTCACCTGTAGCGACCTCAACTCCCTTATCGATAATGCGCGTCTGCTCTGGCAATGGAAGCCGCTCGGCCAGGATCCCATTGCGCAGGCCCTGGACCAGGCGTGGATCAATGACCCCACGGCCTACGCGCTCGATGCGACCGAGGAAGGCAAGGCTGATGGTTCCACCAGCGGCTTCATGTAGGCGACTGAGAAAAAAGGGGTTTCGTTCACAGGCGGTAGCAATCACTTTGCCGCAGGCGATAAGGGAATCATTGATGTTTTGTAGCGCAGCCAAGCATTCTCGAATATCATTCTTGAGTTGATGGGGTGATTCAATGAGTGTCTTAGTCATGTTATTTCCTTGTCGGATATCATGTGGATGGCTAATATATGTCCATAGGGAAACATATGGTAGACATACGCAAGAAAGGTCGGGTCCAATCCGACCGCACCCCCATGACCCTGAAACTCAAGCCGGCGACAGTGACGACCCTGCGGGAGATCGCTGGAAGAAAGGGCCTCACCATGTCACAGGTGGTCGATGATGCCCTAGCGCAATTCGCCATCCTCTCACAGTGACTTGACTCAGTCGCTCCGGGGTTTAAGCTCGCCGCCATGTAGATTGCAGAGCATCTGAATAGGTATTGGCGGCACGGCCGGAGGACTCCATCCTCGGGCCGTTTTTCGTGTCATGCGCCTGTAGCTCAGTTGGCAGAGCGGCCGGTTCTAACCCGGACAGTCGGTGGTTCGACCCCATCCAGGCGCTCCTTTCCCATTGACAACGATCACTAATATACGAGGGTACGTGGCAGGTCGGGTTCCACCGGAGTGGTCTATCAGGGAACCCTGCTACGATCGGAACGCCCGGCCCGGGTGATGTCGTAGGTAAGGCGCTGTGATCGCGCTACGAGTCGCAAGGGGCCCTCCTTCGGGCCGGGCAGTCCTGTCGGTCTGACATTCTGTTGTCGGCAGAAACAGGTCATTGCGACACGGTTTTCCGCTGTCTATGGTCAAAGGATGGCGACCGGGTTCGAGGACTACATCGTCTATTTCGTGACGCAGCCCGCTCTGGCGCTGCAGCGCTGCCAGAGGCACCTGATGGCGCTGATGGAGATGACGGGGGTCAAGACCCTCTCCGACACGGTCGGCTACGATCCCGCGACCCTCGAGCAGGCCATCGCCCGCTGCGAGCGGCACCTGATCAGCCTACAGATGCGGGTGAACGGTTTCGCGCAGCCGCGCCTGATGCCCACCAGGCGCTATGACCCGGGCCCGAACGTGGGCATCAGCGGCGCGAACGGCACCGGCGGGGGCCCGTAGCCATGGCGAAGGGCGCCACCAAGTCGAAGGCCGTCAAGGCCCGCGCGCACCCCGGATCTGGTGCGCGCTCGGCACGACCCGCCGCAGCCGGTAGCACGGCCTCGGCGAGCGCGCGGGGTGTCATCATCCCGGAGCGCGTCCGGTCGGTAGGTCCGATCTCCATCCCCATCCACCAGGACCTGCGCGCGGACAGCCCGCTCAGCGTCCTGCGCCTGCGCATCCGCGGCCAGGACCAGCGTCCCCACGATATGTCGATCGTGGCCCGGCGCGGCAGCTACCGCGCGGCCAACAACCCCAGGACGCGCCTGCAGACGCCCTACGGCGGCTCCGGCGACCAGCAGGCCGATCCCTGGAGCCGGCGCATCTGCCGCGAGCTCTCGCGGGACATGGAGCGCAATTCCGACACCTACCGCACGCTCCTGGACACCTGGACCGCGGCGGTGATCGGCGACGGCGTGAAAGCGCTGCTGCGCAGCAGCGATGAAGAGTGGAACAAGGTCGTCGGGAAGATGCTGCACGCGAAGATGCTTGAGGCCGGCGAGGGCTCGATCGATGCCCGCAAGTCCCGCAGCGGCTACGAGTGCCAGGCCGACTTCGCGCGCGCGGCGGCGCTCGATGGCGATGCGGCGATCATCAAACTCTCGGACCTGACGATCCAGATCATCGAGGCCGACCAGATCACCAGCGGCACGGCCGCGATGTCCACGGGCGCCGGGACGCTGACCTACGCGGATGGCATCAACCAGACCGCCGCCGGCGCCCCGGTGTCCTACATCATCTACAGCTATGACCAGAAGACGGGCGCCATCGACTTCGGCGCCGGCCAGGAGTTCCCCGCCGAGGTGGTCGAGTTCGTGGCCTTCAAGACCCGGGTGAGCCAGACCCGCGGCATGCCCCTGATCATCGCCGGCATCGAGTCCTGGGAGCGCCTGGACAGCTACAAAGAATCAGAAGTGATAGCAGCCGAACAAGGCAGCCAGATCTACGGCGTGATCAAACACGTCGCCGGCAACTACGGCTTCGGCGGGGTCTACAGCCCCCAGGCCATGAGCACCGGCAACGATGCCCAGCCCCCGACCCTCGGCATCCAGGGCGGCTTCAGCCCCTACCAGCCCGGGAACATCGACTGGCATGAGACCAATGCCGGCAGCGTCATGGAGCTCTCCAACGGCGACGAGTACGTCCCCGTGAACCCCCAGCGCCCCAACAAGGATGCCGCGCCCTTTCTCATCGAGATGCTGCGGCAGTTCACCGCGAACGGCGGCCTGCCGTACGAGTTCGTCTACAACGACCTGCGCGGGCTCAGCTGGTCCGTGCACCGGGCCCTCGTGCAGATGGCGAGAGACAAGATCAAAGTCGTCCAGGAGCTCAAGTTCGCCCCGCGCTTCAAGAGCCTCTTCACCTGGATCCTGGCCACCTGGATCAACGCGGGCGTGATCCCGCTGGTCCAGGGCTGGGACCAGATGGACCTCGACTTCCCCCAGATCAGCTGGCCGGATGAGGGCAAGGAGTTCGAGGCGCAGACCGTGGGCCTGCGCTCGGGCCTGACCACCCGGCACCGCCTCTTCGGCCCCGACTGGCGCGGGATGCTCGATGAGCGCATGATCGAGCTGCGCTACGCCGCCGACCTGGTGGTCCAGTACAACGCCGAGTATCCGGACTTCGAGACCACCCCGAACGAGTTCCTGGGGCTCCTCGATGCCCAGAGTGCCCAGCAGCAGCAGCAGGAGGAGGGCGTGGACGGCGGCGATGAGGTCAAGGCCCCCGGCAAGACCTCGAAATCCGGGGAGGACGCATGACGATCCCACTGAGTATCCCGCGCCGCGGCATCCGAGCCGTCATCAATACGGGCGACACGGCCGCGCGCGTGGGCGATGGCGCGGACCCCAAGGGCCACGGCCGCTGGCGCCTCAATTCCGGCTCTGAGATGATGATGATGGCCGCCGGGGTCGCTGCCGACCAGGATGGCGACGCAACGCCCTTCCGCGCCGTCATCGACCTGGGGACCTGTCAGATCGCCAGCCAGCGCATCATGGCGCTCTATGATCACGATCCGAATAAGATCATCGGCTATTGGGACAATTTCTCCGTCTCCAGCGCCGGCATCGAGGCCGATCTCCACTTGGTTCCCACCGAGACCGATGCCCTCAAGACGCTCTTTCCCGACTCCGCGCGTGTCCAGGCCCTCCTGGCAGCCGGGGTGCGGCCGGAGGTCAGCGTCAGCGCAGACCCGATGCAGCCGGAGGACTGGCAGCACGTGCCCAGCGGCGCCACCATCCAAGCGAATGGGGACCGGACCTACAGCGGCGATGGCGAGTATCCGCTGCACGTCCTGCACAACGCCCGGGTCTACGAGTCCTCGATCGTCTGCTTCGGCGCGGACTCGGTGACCGGCCGCATCGCCGCCACCAGAACCCCCCCTCTCCTGGTTTCCCCACCCCCCACCGCCGGACCCCCGGCACAGGAAGCACCCATGGACCGATTCGTCCTGCTCACGGCGCTCATGGGGGCCTACCCCCAGAATCGCCACGGGCTCATCGCCGCCAAGCTCGTGTCCGAGAAGGACCCGAAGGCCGATGAGACCACCCTCCGGAACCTCATCGCCACCGCGGTCCACGCCGCGGATATGGACGACAAGGATGCGGAGATCACCGCCCTCAAGGCCAAGTGCACCAGCATGGAGACCGAGATGGCCGCCATGAAGGCCGCCATGATGGAATCCACCGTCTCCGAGCACATCGGCGATGAGCATGGCGAGGCCGAGGCCCCGGGCAGCGTGCCGAAGGACGGCGCGATCGCCGCAGCCAAGGCGGCCTATGAGGCGGCGCTTTCTGCCGCTGGGAGGTCCGCGGGCAAGCCGGGAACCCGAACCGCCAAGGCTGCCGCCGAGCGGGAGCCCGCCAACACCCAGGAGCTCCTCAATCGGATGGAGGCCAAGAGCCAGAAGCTCGCCGACGAGCTCTCCGTCCTGCGCGCCGCGCGCGCCTCCGACAAGGGCGTGACCTTCGTGGACAAGAAGGACCAGAGCGACAAGCCGAAGACCCTCAGCGCCGCCATGGCTGCCGAGATGAAGGCCGGAACCAAGCTCCGCGGCTTCGAGCTCCGCGACCACTGCATCGCCCAGAACCCCGACATCGAGAGGATGTAACCCATGACCACCTACGGAACCAACGGTGCCACCCAGCACGACAATCCGGGCATGGGCTTCCCCTCGGGCGGCCTCTCCTGGACCCAATACCTCCTGGTCAAGTACCCGAACGCCATCCTGACGCTGTGCGCCAAGGATGCGAACGATGACTGGATCGGGGTCACCCAGAACAACGACCTGCAGGGACCGGTGAACATTCCGGTGCGCTTCCGCTCCGCCGGCACCCTCCTGTGCACGATGGCCTTCACCGAGACCATCAACCCCGGCACGCTCGTCTACAAGCAGGCGAACGGCACCGTGGGCCTCGAGTCCACCGGCTCGATCGCGGTCGGCCTGGCCCTCACCTACGGCACCAATGCCGGCAACTGGATCGAGATCCTTCCCATCCACTGATCCTGCCACCCCATAGAAAGGGTATGCTACCATGATCAATACCAGCACAGCCGCTTTCAGGCAGGACCTCCTGGGTCCCATCCTGCAGGAAGGCTTCCCCGAGGACTCCTACGTGAGCCACCGGGTCCTCCCCACCATCCTCGTGCAGAAGCGCAATGGGATCATCCCATCGTTCCTCTACTCGAACGACCAGGCCATGAACCTGGCGCGCGCGCCCAAGCAGGCCTACGCCCGCATCGTCTCCGAGCTCGGCCAGGCGGCCTACAACTGCTCGGAGGCCGGCATCGAGGAGTTCCTCTCCCCGGAGGACTACGAGATCCTGGGGAAGGACTACGCCGAGATGGTGATCACGAGGCGACTCGTGCACAACATCCTGCGCTACCGCGACATCGCGCTCTCGGCGGCCTTCTTCTCCGCGACCGGTCAGACGACTTTCGCGCAGAACCTGGTCGTCGCCGCCAACACCTGGGACAACACCCTGGGCACGCCCCTCAACGACATCCAGACCGCGATGCGCAACATCGCGCTCCAGACCGGCATGCCGGGGAACGCAGCCCTGATCGGCTACGATCTCTACATCACCCTGTGCCGGAACACCCAGATCCAGACGCTGGTGCGCAACGTCCTGGGCTACTCGGGCGCGCGCGTCGAGGATGCCACCTACAACTTCATCCCCGCCAAGGTCCTCGCTTCGACCTTCGGCCTGGACGAGCTCATGGTGGCCCTCGGCTCGGTCAACGCCGCGAACGAGGCTGACACCATCAACGACACCAACGGCGGCGCGTCGCGCAGCTTCATCTGGTCGTCCAAGTACTGCCTGGTCTTCCGGAAGTCGGTCGGCAACCAGGACATGCGCGAGGTGGCCCTGGGCCGCCTCTTCATCTACGACCTCGCCAGCTCGATCGGGGCCCTGGCGGTCGGGACCATCGACACCCTCCGGGCCTTCACGCTCGAATGGTACCGCATGGAGCCGATCAACTCCGATGCCTTCCGCTGCCGGGAGTACACCGACATGGAAGTGCTGCTCGCCGCCGCTGGCGCGCTCATCACGAACACGCACAGCTGACGGGCTCAGTTGACAAACGCCTGACTGGGACTCTGCCCCCGATGTTCCACGTGGAACATCGGGGCTATGAGCCCCCGCCATGACGATCCTCTCCTGGAAAACCAATCCTGCCGGCCCCGCCTCGATGGACATCCAGATCGAGCAGGGCTGCGACATCGGCTGGTCCGGGACGCTGTACTCGGCGCCCGCGGTGCCTCTGAACCTCACGGGCTACACCATCACCGCCGAGTTCTCGCCGGCCTGGACCCCGGGGGCCAAGCCCATCCCGTTCACGGTCCTCATCACGAACGCTGCCCTGGGGACCATCTCGATCAGCCTGCCGGGGTCGGTGACCGCCAGCCCGGGCTTCACCCTGCCGGCGCCCCCGCGGAAGACCGCCGGCGATTGGAAGGCCCAGAACTTCGACCTGGGGGGCTGGATCCTGACCATGACCGACGCCACCGGCTTCACCACGCGCCTCATTACCGGGCGGGTGCGGCTCCAGCGCGACCCGACTGCGGGAGGCTAGCATGACCACCCCGAACGTGATCCTGACGGTCGAAGACGAAGGCCAGGTCCTGCTGACGGTCAGTAATGGCATCCAGGATGCCCCGGCCGACAACGAGTACTACACGCGCTTCAATAACACCTGGGCCGCCATCCCGGCGCCCTCGCCGGGGACGGTGACCTCGGTCGGCCTGGCGCTGCCGGCCAGCCTCTTCGCGGTGACCGGCTCCCCGGTCACGTCCGCCGGCACGCTCACGGGGGCCTTCATCGCGCTGGCGGCGGGGCTCTTCCTGGCCGGTCCGGTCTCGGGGGCCGCAGCCACGCCGGCGCCGCGGGCCATCGCCAGCCTGGACCTGACCACGGCGCTCACCACCCCGCCGGTGATCGGGGGCACCACACCCGGGCTCATCACCGGTACGACCGTCACGGCGACCACTGGGTTCACCGGCCCCATCGGCGGCGCGACGCCGGCAGCAGGCGCGTTCACAACCGTGTCCGCATCCGGTCAGATCACCTCGACGCTGGCGATCGGCACCGCGCCGTTCTCGATCACCTCGACCACCCTGGTCCCGAACCTCTACGTCGCCCGCGCAGCCCTGGCCGACACCGTCACCACGAACGCGAATCTGACCGGCCCCATCACCAGTGTCGGCAACGCGACCTCGATCGCCAGCCAGACCGGCACCGGCACCACCTTTGTGGTCCAGACCAACCCGTCACTCATCACGCCTGCGCTCGGCGTGGCGAGTGCGACCAGCCTGGCGACGCCTATCATCTCCACGACTGCGAATCTGACGGTCACCGATTCCACCAATAGCTGGAACCCGATCGTTTATACGGCCGGCGCTTCGACGGCCGGCTATGTGACATTCCCCGGTTCGCTCGACGCATCCAGCTCAACCGTTGCTGGGGTCGTATGCTCGGGCGGCGTGGCCATCGCCAAGTCGCTGCAGGTGGGCACGACGGTAACCGCTGCGGGGGCAACCCATACCTTCGGATCATCGGCATCCAGTGGAACCGTCTCGGTGATTGCGAATACGGCCACCGGGCAACTCGCTCAGTTTGCGCTGCAGATCAATGGGACGCCGCAGGCGGCGATCATCACCAGCGCCGCCAACGCCTTCTATGTCCATGACAATGTCAACGCCTGGAACCCAATCACCTACACTGCTGGTGGATCCACGGTGGGCTATGTGAGCTTCCCGGGAACGCTCGCAGCAAGCTCCGTGAGCACGGGTGCTGTGGTGATATCCGGTGGACTAGCGGCGGGCGGCTCATTCTATGTGTCAGCGACCGGCTGGTACCAGACGAGCACGTCCAGCGCCACGAACTGCATCATCAATGGTACCACGGGCCATGCCGCAAACCTGAACTTTTATATCAATGGCACCAACAAGTTCACGATCGGAATCACCGGCGGGAGCGCCACGAATCCGTATAACCTATACGATGTCGCCAATACAATAACGGTGTGCCAATACACTGCCGGCGCCATTACTGCGGCGTATTTCACGTGGGCTGGCACTCTGGATGCGACCAATTCCACCACCGCGGCGAATGTCTTCTCGGGCGGCGTGGCCATCGCCAAGAAGCTCTATGTCGGAACGACTGCGGTTGTCACCACCGGCATCACGGTGCCCCTCATCACCACGACTGCGAATCTGACGGTCACCGATTCCACCAATAGCTGGAATCCGATCGTATATACCGCCGGAGCCGCTGGTGTCGGATCTATTACCTTTGCCGGCCCAGTCACATATGCTCCGACGGCTATTGCGGCCGGCGCGCAAACGGCCATCACTGTCACCGGCGCTGCTAACACGGGCATGACGCTATCGACCGCCGTCCCTGATGTGTGGTACAATCTGGCTCGCACGGTGCAGTGGGCCACCGGAACGATCGCGGAACAGGACGCATTTTTAATTTCGTCTCCTACCTACGCTTTCGTGGGGGCGTCAACTATCACGATTGCATCGACCTTCACTATCAGCGGTGCTCCCGCAGCCGGGGCAAATGCAACCATCACCACCCCCTTGGCGTTCTACGTGCAGTCCGGTAATAGTCAGTTTGGAGGAAATGTTCTCGCTTTTGGGAACGGTTTCTATGTAACCGTTGACGCTGTTGAAGCCCCCCGTATGGGCCTTGTCAAGGCATCTGGGTCTCCGCCGCAGGTTGGTTATGGCAGCGGATCGAACTTTTTAGTGGGCATCTCCAGCACCACCACGATTGGGGGAGCTGCCACCTACACCACAGTAGCGAACTGGGGCGCTCTCGGCAATTTTGTGCTATCTCCAGAGGCGGCATCGAGTGGGGCTATATCTGGATTCGGATATACCGGGCCCGCCAGCACAGGCCTAACTCTGAGCACAGAAGTTGCAGATTGGAATATCAACCTTGCGCGCACGGTCACGTGGGCAACCGGGGCTCTGGCAACCCAGCGATTTGTACTTATACAGGCCCCAACCATCGCATTTGCAGGTGCTTCGACGGTCACTACGGCTGCCACTGTGGCGATCACGGGGGCCCCAGCGGCCGGGGCTAAC